TAATACTGGTGTATGGAAACCAGTAAGTCTTTGATATTGGGTTCTCTAGTGTTGGTGCCGGATAAAGAGAATAATCAGTTGGAAACTCTGGAGCCCGGTTTGTTGTAGTCTGGCGATACCTTTTTTTGATTGGATAATGCTTGCGCAAGCTACTTGGGTCAGAAGATGTATAACCGACCGTAATTAACAGTATGTCTCCATATGCCATTATGAACGCTCTCTTCCGACCCTGTCTTCACGACGTATGTGAGACATTACTTCAGAAGCTATTTCTTGTGGCGAATGCTTTGCGCCATTTACGTGGATGTTGTAATGGTTTGTTATTGGTGCGCCAATCTGGCCTCCGGCCTGTCCAGACGGAGCAACTGTTGAGTTCAAGTTTCCTGGACCTGGCACTACGTGAAGATGTCTAGTTGCCATGCTTCCGTGGAATTCGGCAAAACCACCATTTGCATGAACAAGCTTGGAGTAGGCCCCAAGGTTTTGTCCGGTCAAGTCATAGGCAGCGCCAGTTGCGTGGTCTGAACTTGGTGAACCAAGGTTGGTTGTTCTGAGAGATGAAGTTATTTGACGCGTACCAGTCAACTGTGAGTTCATTGCCTGATGGCGAGCCATTGTTTGTGACAGTTTGCTTGTTGCTGTATCGCCAATGTGTCCGCCACGAGGTGATGAAGTATCACCATCTGGCATCAGTCTCATGTCGTCGCCGGTTCCGGTAACTTTAAGACCCCTAGCCCACCATTCGGGGACCCCCGTAAGTGGACCCTTCATGAATTCCTTGGCAGACTCATTAAACAACGTTATGGCATCGTCCATGCCCGCTATTGCCGGTTTAAGTCCAGCAAGTGTGTCATATACGCTGTTGGCTAGGGCGGCGTCCGTACCCGAGGTTTGAGATGTTATGGATGTTTGAATTCCGGCATTTGCAAGGATTTCTTCTACTGCGCCTGTTGTTTGGAACTTTTTAAATTTCTTAAAATTGTTTTGTTCAACCGCGCGTTTTCCCTTTCCACTCATGGTGTTTGTATTAAGGGTACTCATGTCTTTTATTAATTTTTCTATTTGAGCATCATCCATGCCGGCAATAGAAGTTTTAATTGCGTCTATGTTCCCCGAGAACCCCTTCTGTCCTAGTATGCCCTGGATTTGTGTGGTGTACTGGTCAGCGATTCCTGTTTTTATCTTGGCATCAGCTTGCTGCTTGAGTGGGTTGTTGGTGAAAAAGGCTTCTTGGCCTGCAAGTTCTTGTCCAGGAGCAAAAGCTAGGCCACCGCCAGTTGATACTTTTTTACCCGTTTTGGGGTCTATCGTTGTTGATGGGCCAATCAGTTTTCGACTTGCTATGAATGCCTTGCCCGCATCGCCGCCTGCTGCAGCAAGTATCTGAGGATAAAAAGTCTCCATGTACGAGTTGACAGCTTCTGTCTTTGATGTGGGACTTCCTCCCGCACGCAAGGTATCTCCCAGCCCTCGAGAAGATTTATTAATAGTCTGTGTTGCTTCTCTGGCTTCTCTTGCTTTTTTGAAAACGTCACTACCTGACAGAAATACGTCAATAATGGCATCGTTGAGTTGCACAGAAGTACGAACCATATTGTCTGTGAATTTTTTAAGAATGTCGTTGTAGTCTTTGGTGGCGTCATAAAGGTCAAAGCCCATCTCCCGCGCCATTTTTTCAAGCTCAGGAGCACTCTTTCCCGTGGCCTTTGTCAGTAAGTCCATTCGTTTGGTTGTTTGGGTTTGAATCATTGCTAGGTTTCTAGCCTCTGTGCTGTCTCCCATCAGTGCTTGTATTGCATGAGCTGGTGCTTCTAGTTGAGCTTTGAATTGTTCTGGAGTTATGTCCCCAAGTAAACCTTCTTTTTTAAACCGCGTAAGCAATTTACGATTTTCTGCCTGGCCTTTTTTGCCAATGAGGTCAGACTGTTTTCCTCTTAGTATACTTTGCTGCGCGGCGTTATTGGTTGTATAAAGGTCTATACCAAATCGTTTTTTTACTTCATCTACCATTTGAATGTTAGTAAACCCGGCTTGACCTATTTCTGTGTCATACGTTGCACCAACATTTGATTTTACCAAAGCCTCTGCATTGTAAAGATTTCCTAGTCCAGGAGTGGTGGATAAAGCTATATTTTTCATCTCCTCCTGTTTTTTAACCATCTGTCCGGCTATATCTTGAAAAGCTCCTTTCTGACCTTTCAATGATTCTCCAGCGTTTATTTTTTTGACGTTTTGTTCGTAGTCGTACGCAGCTGCACGGCCTATGGATTTATAGAAACCATCCATAGTTTGCTTAACGGATTCTTGGGCAGCTTTTACCGTCATTCTTCCTTTATTTACAGCTCCACTAATTCCACCAAAAAGTCCACCAACGAGCGCACCAATTACTGCTCCTTGGGCACCAAACTTTGCACCAAGAGCGGCTCCACCCATGGCACCAGCGGCCATTCCCGCTCCAGCACTCTTGGCTTTCATTGCTCCGCCAAGACCAGCGACAGCAAGACCGAGTAGTGGGTCTATCTGGCTGACCGTTGCGCCGAGAGCCATGGCCCCACGCATTTCTTCGGGAGCGTACTGGCTGGCTAAACCAAGGCCGAGGCCAGTACCCATCTTCCCGCCAAAACCTTTTTGAAATTTATTTACTTTGGAACCAAACTTTGTCGTTGGTCCTCTATTGATTTTGTTCTTAGCTCTAAATTTTTTAAATGCTGAGTAATCACTTCTGGCGTCTATTTGAGCCCTTGCTGCACTTGGGTCAAAGTATCCACCGGTTTCCGGGTCAATAGCTCCAGATTTTGAAAAAGCTATCGCACCTCTATATCCAGCAACCCCCTTTCGCACAGTTCTGCCGGCTTTGTTTATCTTTTGTTTAACACGTAATTTTGCGCGTTCCATTTTTTCAGCATTGAGATTGTTTCTGTCTTCTATTGACAATTTTCCAGGTGGGGTTAATGCGTCAGTTGCTGATTCCCCTCCTCTTTCTAACCGGGTCATAGAAAGAGCATCGAGATAAGAAGATGCTTTCGGGGTTACGGCAGCTTCTTTTATTGCCTCACTTCTTTTTTTTGACTGCTCAATTAGTTGCTTATTACGCGCATCCCGTTCAAGGAAAGACCGTTCCGTGTCTCGTCTGTTCATGTTTATGGCGCTGCTTACATAGCCGCTAAATTTTCCGCCATTGTAATTTTTTAAGTCCCTTATTGTGCCGTATCCAGCCTCGTAAGGAAGTGCTGCACCAGCGCCAGCTAGTCCGCCTTTGGGGTGAATCATGTCCATTTTTCCAGGCTTGTCTGGAGAAGAGGAACCGGTAGTTTTGAAACTAGTGGCGTCCTTTGATGCTTCAGCAAGGGTCTTCTTGTGCCCACTTGATAGCTTGTCGGCAGCTGCGGTGCTTGTAGCAGCTGCACTAGCTTGAGGTGTGGTTCCTGGACCAACTCCTGTTGCCCCATTAACGTTTACCTGAGTAGCCGTTACCTGCATTACATTGGGATTCATTACCGGAACTTTTGGTGAAAAACTTCCTTGAATTTTTCCTAGTTGTTTTGAAGCTATTAACCCACCAAATATTGCAGCAAACCCTTGATTGAATCCCTTATCTGCCACCATTCCAAATAGTGAAGACATGAGTTTTACTACCATTGTTACGCCACTAATTAAGTCGTTTATAAATGGAAGCATACTAAATATGACTTTTTTAACGTCCGAGAACAGTTTTGACACCGCATCTATTAGCCCTGCAACTTTTGTTCCCGTCTCAACAACATGAACTTCGTTTGCCTGAAGTAGTTTATTGAATTGGCCGAAGTTGCTTGCTCCCTTTTTAATTGAGTTCCATACTGGTTTAAAAGCACTTTCAATTACTTTTGCACCATCTATAAATGGGCGAAGATAATCAAGAACCCTATTCCATCCTCTTCTAAAAGAAGTCCACCAATCGGACAAGCCGGTCATCATTCCTTTTGATTTTGGAAGGTATTCTCTTACCATTTTTACAAAAAAGTTACCGACTTTGTCTACGGCGCTTACAAATCCGTCAAGAAAAGTTTGGGTTCCAAAACTTGAACTAACTGCAGCCATTATCCTTGTAATATCTTTGGTTATTATCCCAAATACTTTTGCAAAAGACTCCTTCAGGGGTGCAAGCATCTCGTCACCTTGGTCTGCAAATTGACCCTTAATAAGTGTCATGTAGCCTTTTAGCTGGCTAACAAGAGTGCTATTTACTGCAGAAAATTGTCCAGTAACTCCACCTTTTTTAGCGGCTTCGCCAGACATGATAAAGTCTTCAAAGTCTTTTTTTGACTTTATGTTTTTCCCTTTAAGCGACTTCTTTGCTTCCTCACCAAGCTTCTTATACTCCGTAGTTACTTGAGAGAGTGTTTTTTTCTTGTCAGCAATTGTCTGCATAACTACAGAGACCTGTTCTAAGCCTTTTGCTGGGTCCTGACCAGCGGAACCAAAATCCATAAGAGATTTAATCATTGGCTTAGAAGCGTTAATTTGGGCAACACTCATTTTCTTGGACATGTTTCCATATGCTTTGTTGAGGGCTTCAACACCAAGAGTTGCAAGGTCTACATCGCTCTGGAGGTTTCTCATACCCATTTGTGTTTGAGCCATGCCTGAGCCAAATGCTGCAGCACCTTTTCCTCTATATGCAAACATTGCTGCTTGCTGTTCTCGAATAGCAGCAGATGCGGCGGAGAGCGCTACCGTAACTCCCGCGACACCAACAGAGACCATTTGCATAGCGCCGTTGTAAGCTTTCATTATGAACTGACCGCTTGCAAATAAAGCGTGAATACCTAGCATTGCGACGCTAAAAGCCGCCATTTCTACTATCGCACCTTTTAGGGCTAAGGTGATGAATTTACTTACCCCTTTGCCGAACATTTTTACGCCTTTTTCGACGTCATCGAGACTTCTCTTAAAGGCCGTTAGTCCTTGAGCGTTTTTTTTAGCCATTTGGCTTATTCGGTCCCCAGAAGAAAACCTTTTATCCATTTGCTCAAGCGCCTTGAGCTCCGTCATGGCTTTCTTGAGACCACCCGTACGGGCGTCAAAATCGACTATAACTTTAAGTTTTTCGTCAGCCATTACGTCTCCGGTGATTTTTAAGTCACGTGAGTGTAAAAGTTGTCAAGCTATAAATCCGGATTAAATCTACGGATTCTGAGTCTTTGACTTACGCTCTTGCTCTTCGCGGTCGTTACTTATAACTTTAGCACAGGCCAAAAGTAGTATCCAGTCAGTTTCTTCTAAATCTAGGAACGTAAGTGGATTCTGATTAAATAACTCGCCCAGCCTTGCGGCTGCCATTAGGCCGGAATCTACGACTAGTTCGTCGAAGACTCCTTCGTAGGGTCCACTGCTTCGACCGAGTCTGAGTATCCAGCAGCATCAAGAATTGCAAGTGCTGCAGATTCGATGTGTGGGTCTACTCCAAATAGGGCTCTAACAGCATCAGGAACAGGACGTGTTGTCTCTGTCATTTCAAGAATCAATGGGTGAGCAAAATTAAGAAAATTTCCACCCTCATCGAATACTTCTTCGTCGTCAATATAAATACCAGTTGTTGTGTGACCAATTACCAAACAAGCAAACTTGGTAGCGTCTAATCCGTTTCGCGTGTCTTCTCCGGCATTTTTACGCCAGTTGCGCATTTGTGTTTGTGTAATATTTGGACTGACCTTAATGGCCACGCCAGGGCGTTCTGTTACGGGAATAAGAACAGCACTTCGTTCTACTTTTTTGCGAACGATTGAGCGCAACTTGTCTAGTTGTGTCTCTTCCGGACCTGTGGACATGCCTGAAGGGCTGAATCCAGCATCACGGAGCTGTTTCTTGGCTACAGGCTTTACTTCGTCCGTGCCGTCTTCTTGTACTGAAATTGGTGAATCACTCATACGAATGAAACTAGCACATCATTATCACGCCGTAGCGCAACTACCTATTATCTAGGAGTAGAGGTTACGTCTGAGATTGCGAAGGTAAGAGCAAATGTAGCTGGGGCACCAGATGACGAGTCGCCGTCTGGCTCAGTGATTCCAACAAGGAGGGCATCGTAGTAGAAGCGGTCGTTGGTTGGGTCTTTGATGTCACAGTCGTAAACAGATACCGTGATGTTGTAGTAAGCAACACCTACGTAACGGCGCAACTTCTGAATTTTTTCACCAATTCCCGAAGCTGTTGAAGCTGGGTTCATGTCGTCGTCATAGTGAGCGGTAAGCGTAATGTCACCGATTTCTGACGGAGCACACAATACCGTAGGTCGACGACTTCCGCCTTCGTAGATTTTCTCTACAGAAGCAGTGATTTCGCCACCAGAAACTTGTGCAAAACGAAAACCGTTCCATACTGGCAAGTTACCTTGAACATTTGACTGCTGTTTTAAATTGTTAACAAAGTTACTTGGAACAATTTCCGCAAGTACTTGTCTCTGTGCAATTTTTGACATTGGGTTACTCCTCTATCAGACCACTGATGTTGTTAAGTTTGATTTGACGATATCGATTTCAATCTTGTCGCCAACGCTGCTTACTCTTACTCCGACTTTAGCCTTTACGAGGCCAGTCTGAAGTTGTGCAGCAGGGTTGATTGTGGTGTCGCACTTAACGGTGTATCCGTTGTCAAGTTGCTTGCCATTGACGTTGAATGCTGGGTAAAGCGCACCAAGGTCACGCATACCAGCAAGAATTACAACTATACGAGACTCAATGCTTGCAAAGATTGTATTTCTTCCGTCGATTGTACTGAAAACAAGGTCCTCAAGTGAACGGTAGCACATTGTGACGATTGAGTTTACAACGTCTTGCTGTGTGATGTGACGGAAGTTGTCCGTATCTACTGAGCATGAACGTGCTCCGTAGATTCTCACAGTGTTCTGAATGACGCGAATTGCATTGACATAGTTTTCGTCAAGGTCATCGCCGGTTACTTTGCTTATTTCTGCCTTGATTCCTGTAACAAACTTTGCTACTGACAAGAGACCAGCAGCTGGAAGATGTGGTCCAGTCTGGTTGTGGGCAACTGCGCGTTTTGCGGCAGCATATCCAACTGGAGGGATAAAGCGAGTGATTCCAGCGGTTGCTGTTGGAACCTCTATCCAAGGATAGAAGATTGCTGCATGTTCTGCATTGTCTTCTGCTTGGATAGCGAGAGCCTTGGCCTTGACGCTTGCTGTATTTGCATTTTCTGTGTCATACAAGAAAGCAACTCTGCTGTATGCATTTGCATGAGCAACAAGAGCGTTAGTTACTGTTGAGCTTGAGTCTTCAGCACATGCAACCACTCCGGTTCCGAGGGCGTCGTTAAAGGCTTCAAGGCTTGCTACGTAATCCGCGACAATAATAGCATCTCTGTCATCATCACCGGCGCTCAATGCTGAGGCAGTTGATACTTCAGGTCGCGCGATTGTCGCATCAATAACTTCAGCAGAAACATAACGAGCAGCTATGGAGCTGAGGTTTATTCTGCCAACTGCTTGAGATACAGAACTGACAGTTCCGGTTGTGTATTTGAGAACACCCGAATACTTGATATCAATCTTGAAAGTTGAAGCTGTTGGGTGAGTAACGTCTACTGTCACGTTAGAGCTCCATGCGCCTGCTCCGTTTGCTGTGAGTGCGATGCAGTCATCTCCACCTACTCCGCCTTCGTTGAGACTGAGGGTTCCTACTGTTGCATCAGAACCTACTACGCGAGAAACGTAAGCACGGGTTCCGCCTTCTTCAAAGAAAGTTTCGATTGTTGGGTGCAAGTTAGAATACGAAACGTATCCACCGAATGTGTCTTCGAATTCAGCAAGACTTTCAACCATTACGGCTGTACCTGCTGGACCTCGCTCGGCTTTGCCGGCTACGAAGAATTGTGAAGACTCGCGGACCGTCGCTGTCGATGGACCTGTTCTAACTGAAGTTGAGATTACTACGCCTGGCATAGGACCTTCCTGTTTCGGATTAGGGGGAATACCGTATGTGATTTCAATTGTACAGAGGCTGTATTAATATTCTGTGCAACTATCTATTTAACTTATTCCAAGAGACTTTTAAATAAAATTTCAATCTATAGGACAGGAAGTTCCTGGCCTACACCAACAGATGTGGTATCTACATCTATCTCGCCGATGGTGCCTTGGTCTTGCCTATCAACAACTTCATCTATTTCAAGCGTGTAACCGATGTAAGCACCAGACATAACTCTGTCACCTTTTAGCAAAGTAATGTCTGAAAACTCTTCTCTAAAAGTCCCCTCATCTATTAACGCTCTGAAGTTGGTGCGAGCATCAAATGCCTTTAAGCATGGGTAGTCAAGAAGGGCTGAGCGCACGACAGTAGTAAGTCTGTCCCTCATTAGCCCACATGCTTCTGAACCCTCTGTACGGACCCATATGTAGGTTCTCATTGAATAGGAGATTCGGTAGAGGGGATTATTCCCCTCAAAACCAATTCTTGTTAACTGATTAGTAGAAAGCACCGTAGTTATCACTGACGGCCACCTATCTATTGCTAACGGTTCGTGGATTATGAACTGTTCAGGGTCTGGGAGTTCACGACTGTCAAGACCCCACCCATTTCTGTACGTAATAAGCCGTAGTGGCATATCCGTGGAAAGGTAGCTATTAACGTACTGTTTGGCATAATGAGAGCCATTCATTAGCTCAATCACGTAATTTTACTGCCTTCCATAATGTAGGTGCTGGCTTTCTTGCCGAGCTCCCTATCAAAGTCGCGAGGTACGAAGACTATAGGACGCGCAACCATGTCTCTTGTTCCATATTGATGGAACTTCGCTATTTTTGAGTTAACACTGTAGGTTCCACGCATGTCTGAAATGTCGTCATCCATATGTGTTACCGCAGCAAATAGGCCACCGGTCTGCACGAGTGTTGGTTCTCCTGGAAAGTGGGCCATCTTCCATGCTCCATATTTTGGCGTAAGTGGGGCCCATCCGCCTCTAAGCATGGCTAAAGCCGACATTGCCCCCATCGTGGTGAAGTTCTCGCCTAGTGCGCGTTCTAGGTGTCCTCCGGCCCAATGAAGAACGGGTCTCATATTGTGAGCCCTGTCGTGCATTCCATCTAATCTGTCTTTGACGTCTTCTCCATGAACACGAACCTGAATTCTTACTTCAATGTCCGCCATGACCTATACCCGAACTCTGCGGTATCTTCTCACAGACGATAGTTCCGAATCTAAAAATCCTGTTGACGTGACGGAAACGCCTCTTGGGTTTAGGTCTTTTACGCCAACTACGTCATCGTGCATATTTTGCATTTCTCTTGTCGCTGCACGGAGTATCAATAACTTAAATACTGGAATGGCTGCACCATCTAGGCCTGCAGTATAGGTAATCGTAACCCTATCGTCGGCATAGCCGTAGTAATAATCAAGGCCATAGACGCGCTTCGTGTAGTCCTGTTCTTCTACCAATACTCGGTCTGAGCCAAATAATGGCTTAACGCGAACTTCCAAAATCTCCACAACTGGAGAGTTCTTGAGGTAAATGGTTGGAGGCGGATATGCCCATGTGGTTGAATCTATAGAATCAACAGTGGTATACGAGTTCATGAGCCCACCACTACTGCGCATGGTCGTCAAGAAGCTCCCCATGGGTAGACCTGTATGGTTAGACGGAAGAACATGCTCTTCCTCAAACTCGGTGACCTCAATAGGTCGACGAAGGTAGCCCTCCAGTTCGCTCTGAAGTCCAGCGAGGATTATTTCTGCCGCATCTTCCTGCCGAGCAGTGAGGGAAATATCCATGTATGTCTTTATGTCATTGATGCCAACAAGCATGAATTCCTCGAGTCAATTGATGCAATAAATTGCAGATATTAAATTTTATCATCTATCTGCCACCACGCAGACTAGCAACCTTTGCTTGACCACACAGCGCCTTGGGTGTAGCCTTCACGCATGACCACCACACCGTTCTCCAGAGAAGAAAAACGTCTTGCAACTATTGACGTAATGAACCACGTTTGTGAGGTGTTGTTTTACTTCTTCAACGAAGAACAGGAAGACCTTGCTGGAGACGATGCAGCACTGGCTGAATTTGTTGATTACATGTGGGATATATCAATATCCTCAATGGCGGCAGTAGGGCTAAGTATTACTGGAAAGAACGAAGATGGTTCTTATACCGCTATTTTAAAACCCGTAGACAGCGTTAAACAATTTTTAATAAACGAAGACTTTGCTATAGAAGGTCAGCCATTCTATGAAGACATGGTTGAAGACGTTGTCGAAGGCTACGACCCGGAGTTGGGTGATGTTGAAATAAACCTCGGCCTGCACGAAAAAAAACTGCTAGGCGACTAGTTACTTTTTCCTTTTTGTAGGCTTAGTTGACTTCTTTGGTCCAGGAGGCTTCTTTGGTCCGCCACGGCTACCTTGGTTTCTGCGAGCCACGGACGATTGCTTTGGTGGTCTAAGCGAGCCTGTCTTGGATAGGCCAGCAGCTGCCCGACCTAGTGAACCTTTACTTACATTGGCAACACCAAGATTGTCGATAGATTCCTGACTATTGCTTCTTACTGTTCTTCCTTGGTAGCTAACCCCTTTTTTAGCTGCACGTGCCTGTGCTGCATCATGAAGCGCTGCAAATCTTTTAGTTTTGGTTCTTCCCAAGTAAGATGCACCTCCGCTTGAGGACGAATCCAATCCACGAGATACTTTATTATCACTTCTTCGTAAGTGTTCAGCCGCGATTTCTCGCTGACGTATTTTGCCAGTACGTGCATTTTTAGCCATTTTTGAACGTTTGTACGCTTTGCCTCTAGTGCTTTTTCCGTACGCGCTATATTGCGCTAGTTTGCCCATGTCGCCGAACTTGTTCTGGTCAATATCTGCACGTGATACGCCAAATATTCCATCAGCCAAACTGGCAAGTTTGTCTTTATTGCGGCTTTCTTTTGCCGTGAGTTTTTTGCCTTTTTTCTCTAAATCACGCTGGCGCTTGTTAATAGATACAAGGTTATTCATAATATATGCGGCATCATCAGCAATGTCTGGGCCGTAGCGTACACCTGGCATATTAAACTCCTTATGGTTATTTAAAATATACCATTAAAAGGTGTTAACTAACGGTCAGCATTTGGGGGGCGTTCAATAATTACGCTTTCCCCGCTCTCTTTTCCAGATGGCGCTTCTATCGGAATCCATGCTCTTGCATAGTTGTGTTCCTTGATTTTGCGAGCTTTGAAGATTGTCCCGTCAAGCATTAAGGCTAATTCTTCGCTTCTCATGCATAACATTGCTTCAAAATCGTCTTTGCCGTATTTGCCAGAACGTTTAACTGTTCTAATTATCTGTGAGGTTTTGGCGGCAACCATCTGGGTGTGTCCGCGGTTTAATCTCAAATGGAGCATCATTGCGTCCATTTTGTCTAAGTCGTGAAATACGGCTGGGACGAGACCGTCTGAATGGTCAAGTATCTGTCTAATATTCATAGCCAGAAGGACTCGCTCTGACCCGTCTATAATTTCCCTAGTGCTTGTTCGTACATGGATTGGCTGTATGAACCCGTATTGCGAGAGGGAAGCAGAGACAACAAGCATCTCTGGGCGTAGTAAATACGTAGCTCTCCAGTCAGGTATAACTAAAGTTCTTGGGTCAACGTATTCGATATCTAGCTTTGTCATAGGTTTTCCTCTAGTTCTTCTTCTGCGGCTCTGATTGTATAGGCCCTTGTCTTGGGGCCAACCGGCGTAGGTGAGTTAACGTCTATTTCGTTAAGCATTAGATTTCTGATAAGCCACGACACCGGATACCCGTGTGGGTCCGTGAGGTGTTTTTTCCTAAACTTGCCTATATAGACACGTGCTTCCATTTGACGCCGTGAACCAACCAAGTAATCATCAACAAAAGCTGACGCTCCGTCAAACCCGTGGCGAGCGTAACTAGCAATAAGTTTCTCAACATCAAACTCTGGCCACAGTCGGCGCTGTGCATCTATGTATGGAAAGCATTCGTAGAGCCTGTCGTAGAACTCTGGCTCCGTTGCAATCACGTCACCAATTCTTCTAATGGCAGTTGCATGAAGCGGAATTCCGATTCTTGTATTGCTCCCGGTGGCGGCAGCTAAGTCGTAGTACTCACAGTAAGGAGCACCATGCTCTTCAATGATGAACTTGAAAACGTCATTCGTGTTCCAGTCATAAATGACTTTTGCAAACTTGAGAGGTATTCCTTTTTTGAGCTTGTATGGAGTGTTGATGTAGTTCTCATGAAGCTTCTGAACAATAGAGCGGTAACGAATCATTGACTCGCTTGCTCGTACTCCAGTAAGGAAGGCTACGTTCCCCTTCTTCCCCTGCATGGTGTAGTAGTCGGTTTGTTCAGGAAGAGACACACTGTGAGTTAAACCAAAGTTCTTCCCAGTTATTGCCCACTCAGGCATGTCACGAACCCAGCGGTTCTGCTCGAATCTTTCTTGACTCCAAAGAAGAGTAGTAATGCGGTGTCCAAGAACCCATATCTCCGCAGGGTATGGAAGGCAGTACCATTCCATATCAACCCAGTCATAGTTTCTAACCATCTCTACATACTTGATGGTTGCAGGACTAACCATTTCTTCATCGCGAAAGATTACTTTTACTGGACCTAATCCGCGTTCTTCATGTACCTCTTTGGCGAGTAAAAGAATTGCAGTGCTGTCCTTGCCTCCAGAGAATTGAACGCAAACCGTATCAAACGTGTCGTAGACATGCCTTATCCGCTGACGCGCAGCATCAACACAGCTCATATCTAGAAACATTCTTTGGCGGGTCATTTAGTATTTTGCAATCTGTGAAAGTCTTTGTATCTCGGCCTTGGCTTCATTATAAAGAGACCTAAGTTGTCTTAATTCGCGAGCTTCTTTGCTCTCATAGAACGGATTGTTTTCTTTTTTCAACACAAGAGTTGCGTAACCTTTTTGTAAAGGCACCCAATTCTCGCGCATGTGCTTAAACCACGCGTCTCTATCTGCTTGAGACATTTTCCCCCAAACAGTAAACGTTGTTCCTATTTCGCCTTCGCTACCGATAGCCATTAAATCTCCGTATGTTGTTGAATAAAGTCAATCAATCGTTCTGCGGTCGTTGTACCTACTACTGCGGCATCTGATTTGAGCCACTTAATGAAGTCGTACCAAGTTCTTTGCTGGTCGTGATTATCGAATACGATTGTGTACTGTACGACAGCTTGAGGAGCAGAGCCCGGAGAAACCGTAGTGGAACCACGAGTAACTGCATCGTTCTGGTCCACTCCAGCACGAGCATTGATTTGTTGATTGCCATCCCTGTCTCGCGTTATTGAGACGTTATTCATGTCTATTGATGCTTTTGGTCGTTCTTCATCTTCATCACGTTCTTCGTAACTACTAAAGCTATCCACCCTTGAAGAAGGTGAGAATCCATTGCCGGCAAATTCGTTATTGGCTACCATCGTTGGTGCTGTGTATGACCCACCAGACACAACTTGGTTATCTTCACGGATTGAACGCTGCTCTATTTCGGCGACTTCGTACTCGTCCCATCCAAGCCCTTCTATGAGTTCCGGATAGAATTCATTTATCTCCGTGATGATGTCGTTGAGTAGTTCTGGTTCGGTGTAACCGAGCTCCATTGTTCTATTGTCAGCGAGCGCAAAAGCCAAAGCTCTCTTGTCATCTACGTGATATTCAACTGCTGCAATCTTGTCCCATCCAAGTCTTTTGGCTGCTTGGTATTGATGGTTTCCCGCAATAATCGTAGAAGTGCCATCAACGTTTGGGCGAACAACTATCGGCTTTATCTGTCCAAACTCTGTATAAGAGGACATGATTGCCTCCACGTTCCCATGTCGTGGGTTACCACCGAGTGGAGACAGGGTATCTATGTCAACTGCGAGTGGGAGTAAAGACTTGTGTATTCCGTTTGCCATTTTATACCTGCGTTCTTACGTTTGCGTTCAGGGTTCGTATTGCATCTATTGATGTTCTAATTGAGTAGAGACTTTCTCTTTTAGATTTAACCAAAGCCTCAGCACATTTGTACTCAAAACTCTGTTGGTCCATCTTGTAATCAGCCCAAGATTCTCTCTCTTTGATAGAGCCCTTAGCCGAAAGATATTCTTTTGCCCAGTTAGATTTATAAAGAGCTTCTTTTTTAGCACAGTCCATAGCCAGTGTTTCGAATTGTTCGGTTTGTACCTCAAGTCTCTCAACGAGACGTATTAGTTCCTGTTCAATATCAACTTGACTGATTGGTGATGTTCTCATTTTTCCCACTTTGTAGCTTCTCTAGATTGGCCCAGTCTACTTTGTCCATGGCAGATAACTGCTCTTTGGTCCACTCCCATTTAGATAATCCTGCCATGGTTAGGCCCATCTGTTCAAGGACCCACGCATCGCATTCGTCGTTCCCGCCAGCCCCACTAAAGACCATTCCAGTCTTGGCGGAAACAGAGGAGATGACTTCACCTTTTGACGCATTTCCTTTTCCTGTAGCAAACTTTGCCCTACACGTTGGAGGAACGTCAATGTATGGAATGAAACATTCCCAGAGGGTCATTCTGATGCATCCGCCAAGCTCTCCAATACTGTGGGCCTGTGAGTTGCGTGAAGCAAATGAGTAACTTTCAATGACCGCTAGTTCAATATCGTTATCAAGACATAACTGAAGAACTATTTTATTAATTTCAGATAATCTTGCCGGCCCTTTATTTTTGGACACAATGACGCCAGTTTTCTCATTGATGCTGTACCCAGTCGAGGTCAGGGAGAGGTCTAGTCCAATGATGTTCACAAGGGGACTATATAACAAAAGAGACGCAGGGACGGGGAGCCAATGACTCCCCGCCCCTGCGCCTATAACGGTCCTAAGAACTTTAATTATACATGTGTATTTTTTAACACAGCGAAATTATTAAAAAAATAAAATTTGCCTTTACAGGTTTGGTGGTCTTTTTGTGGTTCGAGAGTTTGCTATAATTTCTACTAACAACGACTTTCACAGGAGAAAAAATGTCAACAGCAGTCCTTGCCCCAACAACCGTCACGCTCACAATCCCAGGCGTGCTTACAACAAACAGTATCGTCACAATGGCTATGCCGTTTGCTGGCACAATCACAGGCGCTTATGTTGCCGTCACCACAGCCCCTACTGGTGCAGCGCTTAACGCAGACCTCAAGGTCGGTTCTGATGTCGCAGCAGCGTTCTCAATCGCAATCAGCGGCACTTCAGACGCAGGCACGCTTACCGCTGCTAATTGCGATTTTGCAGCAGGCGCTCTTGTTAGCCTTGACGTTTCACAAATTGGTTCTAGTACTGCCGGTTCAAACATGACTGTCGCATTCACGGTTGTTGAAGGCTAATTTAACTTTTTCGTAATTAAAATCACCCCGTTCCTAGTGGGCGGGGTGATTTTTTATGTCACAATATTAACGTTACTTACTAACAGGAGAAAAAATGTCTGGAATTATTCCACCGTCAATCCTCACCATGCAATACGAAGTAGACACATATTTCAAGAAGTATGTAAACCTTTCGTTTCCATTCCGAATTAAGATTGAGTCAATCTGGTTCACTGCTGATGATGCTTTGAGTGGTCGCGGCGACAACAATGATGGCGGGTACAACCCCAAGAACCTCAACCGCGTGTTGCGGCTTGGTGGTGTCAAGACGCGCAACGCTCTTCGCCCTGATTCAACCGATGATTACCCGACCGACTACAACATCCTATGGAACGAGTGGGGTGCTGGATTGCAGTACGAATCAAAGCCTTCCATCTGGTTCGGCGACCCTGACAACCGTGACAATGTTGATGACAACGACCCAGAAACTCCAGAACAGGTCGTTCAGTACGACAACTGGCAAGACACGCGAAGCGTGTATCGCAGCACCGCTCGCCCTCTTCCAAGCATGGAAG